GTAGCAAGCCCGTTCGTTATAGAGCATTTTCTTTTCAAAGACAACTCTGTTATAAAAGAAGACAGAGAATACAGACGTTTTATGTCTCAAATGCTCAGTTATACTCTTAAAGGCAAGAACTCTCATGATGACGTCCCTGACGCTCTTTCGCTTCTCAGCCAGTATGTGCAAGGAATGAATAGCAAAGTCGAAGTCATCCGAAGCCCGTTTAGAAGATAAAACGGCTTGTTCACAGATAATTTACAATTAGTAATAATTAAAGCCCTTGTTTCACATGAAACAGGGGCAAATTTATACTTGCAGTAATAATTTAAGTGTGATATAATCATAATTGGAAAAAGGTAAAGGGAAATCCGTTATCTTTTTCTTTCGTTCCTCAACTGTGAACGACGGTTCCCGCTGACCGCAAAGAGCGGGGTGGAGCGAAGAGACGGACGGCGAAAGCTGTGACTGCGACATGCCCACTTGCTTCACGGCTCCGAAGCCCTGCGTACCACGCGGAGGCGTTCTGCCTACTTGCAGATAGGAGCCGTCAAGCATATTTTTACTGGATTGGTGTAAAGGCAGCACGAAAGGCTTTGAACCTTTAGGACGTGGGTCAGTACCACGATTCAGCGCCAGCTTGTGTTTTTTTCTCTCCATTTCATGCCCAGGCATGTGTGCTGCAAAGCATGGGGCTGAAAGAACATGCCACACAATTTAATAGCCCGTGCTTGACACTCACGGGCTTCTATATCGCAGAGTGGAGAAATGGTATCTCATCTGACCCATAATCAGAAGATTACAGGTTCAAGTCCTGTCTCTGCACCCACAACAATATTGAACCTTGAAAAATGGATATGCGTAGTTGATAACTCAGTGCAGACGCAATGCGATGTTGCGGCTGAGAAACGGCGAAAAGTGCTCGGAGGGAACGAAGGACGGATACGTTTGGACACCTGTCCGCGCTCTGATGGCGACTGAAAGGGCGAATCCTTGTAGGGAGAAAGTAAAGCCGTTGTGCTAAATTTATCGCAAGCAAAAGCATCCGTGGAGTGGCGGGAGCAATAGAAAGCTATGTGAATAGCATAGCCGAATCCTGATAAGGCATTAGCTGGTGACTGTTGCAGACTCAGGAAACACCAACAATCTCGTTTGCGGTGATGTCGTGGAAACGCGGCTATAACACTCTACAGAATCCAAGTAGCGGAAAACGCAATGACTAATGTTAAAACAAGATATTCTTGGTTGAAGAAAATCTAATTCTAACATCTGAATATCCCGTGAAAGGTGCGCGTAAACAATCGCGTGGCAGTTTGTGGCGTAAGCCTTGGGCAAGAAGTTATATAGGGACGCTTGTATAGCTCAGACTTGTCTACTGCGTGGCTGAATATGCTTGAAGGTAATGGAAGTAAGTCGAAGGACTATCAATGAAACATGTTCATTTTTGAAGGTTCAATAAACAACATGAGGTGAATAACACGAAACAAGAGATTTCGCTTTCACCTGCGGCTGTCAGTATCATAAACCGATTGCTGTCTAATGGTGAAGAAGTCAAAATTGACGTAAACCAAAAGACGCATGAGCTGATGATTTTCAAAGTTCCACGGAAACGGATGGAATATAAAGTGGTCATTGCAGAGCGGCGATGATAACAGCCGATGCGGGCTAACTGTCTACAAGACGTAGGCGGTTAGTCCTTTTTTTGTTTTGGGAAGGAGTTGGGCGTTATACCTACTGAATACGATGTTCAAAAAGCGATGACAGCGCTTGAATCTTTCCCCGATAACGGTCTGACAGGCCGCAGAAAGATTCTAACTAACGTCAAGGCTATAACGGATCAGAATGTGAAAGCTGTTCTCAGCAAAGCTTTGACGGCACATTTGCAGAATGTACGCGAAATATCCTACTTGTGGGATGTGTACCGTGGCAAACAGGATGTACGCAACAAAGTCAAGTATGAGCGCGAAAACATCAACAACAAGATTGTTATCAATCGTGCCAATGAGATTGTCACATTTAAGACGGCGTATCTTTTGAATGAGCCTGTGCAGTACGTTTCGACCGAAAGCGAAAGTGCGGAAACGAAAAAGGTCAAGACGCTCAATGACTTCATGCACGATGAAGACAAAGACTCTAAAGACAAAGAGATTGTCGATTGGATGCACATTTGCGGTGTAGCCGAAAGACTTACTTTGACCGACGAGCTGGCAGGAGTTAAGGACGGAGCGCCGTTCTACATTTATACGCTTGACCCGCGTGAGGCATTTGTCATTTACAGTTCCCATATTGGTCAGCGTCCTATGGCTGGCGTAATCATCCAAAAGGACGAACAGGATAAGGACATTTACACTGTCTACACCGAAAAAGAGTGCTTCACAGTGCAAGGCGATAACGTGAGCGCTGCTTCACATATTCTCGGCGGTATTCCACTTGTGGAGTACATCAACAACGAAGCGAGACAGGGCGCATTTGAGATTGTTCTTGGTGTTCTGAATGGCATCAATGATCTTGAGAGTAATGCGTTGGACGCGATTCAAGACTTTGTAAACGGTTTTGATGTTTTCCAGAACTGCGAACCAGGCGAAGAAGGAGATTACGGCAAACTCTCTATCGGTGGACAGGCGCTGGTTATCAAGACTACTGTCCCCGGCATGGAAGCAAAGGTTTATCGTGTGGCTTCTGAGCTTTCGCAGAGCGGCGTACAGCAAAGGATTGACAGTCTTTCGGATTCGTACATTGAGATTTGCGGTATGCCGAACAGGAACGGCGGCAGCTCCACAAGCGATACAGGTCAGGCCGTCATTTTCCGCGATGGTTGGAGTGAAGCAGAATCCAGAGCAAAGGACACTGAAAAGTTGTTCAAGCGTTCTGAAAAAGCTTTCTTGCGAATTGTACTCAATATCTGCCGCGTAAAGGCTGGGCTTGATATGAGCCTTAAAGATATTGAAATCAACTTCCCGCGTAAGAGTCTTAACAATCTGCAAAGCAAGATTCAAGGACTGTCTGAACTGCTTGCCAACAGCTTCATTCACCCGATGGACGCTTATAACGCTCTTGGTGATGTGTTTGGAGATAAAAATGCCGCAATGATGCGCGGAATGAAGTGGCACGAAGAACAGGAAGCTAAAGAAGTTGCAAGGCAAGAAGCAGAGCTTGATAATGAGCGCAAGAGGATAGCAAATGAATCCGTACAAACTGAGCGATTCAGCGATCAGCAAGATAAACAAGGAAACGTTGAAAAGGAAGAATAAAGCGAAACAGAGCATGGTGCTTGATTTCGATGAACTGAATGTCATGAAACAAGTAGATACTCTGTACAGCGATATTAGCAAGTTTGCTCGGAAAACATACAAGGAGCTATGGGAAGCACGATTTCTTGAAGTCATGCTTTACCTTATAGCAGATGGATTTATCAAGAAACAGCCGGACGAAGATACCATTGAAGAATTGCTTGAAATGCACATGGCGGGGCTTCTGGACGAACCGCACGAAGTCACACATTACACGTTCTCGCATGAAATATTGCGAAAGCGCGATAAAGCGAAAGAAGCAGTTCTTTCCGTACCGACAAAGGCGCAGAAACAGCTCATGCTTGACAGACATATGAATTTTGCCTTACAGCAAATGCGGTGGTACTCCGATTTCACTTCTCAGGACGCAGAAATAAGCGCGTACAAGGAAGCTGGAATAGAGAGAGTACAAAGACATGAGCAAAACGATGACCGCGTGTGCGCCGTTTGCAAGGCTGCTGATGGAGAGATATACAAGATAGATTCTATCCCTCCGCTCCCGCATCCAGCGTGCCGTAGATATTTTACACCTATTTAACTGATTGCGAACCTCCTAACGTATAGATAACCGTTGGCGGCTCGGTTGCTCAAACGTGATGGGCATAGCGTTTGAGATTAAAACCGCCACTTAAAACAGAATACAAGCGGATAGTCCGGCCAGACGAAAAGGGATAGGCTATCCCCTTCCGCTTGATATAAAGCCGACTACAAGCCAGTAGTCCAGTGGAAAAACCACGGGATTACTGGCTTTTTATATATTTGCTGTTTTAGCTCAATGGTAGAGCAAACGCCTTATAAGCGTTAGACGGTTGTTCGATTCAATCAAGCAGCACCATAAACCTTGCGGAGATGCAAGTAAAAAAGCACGAACACAGAGAAGTGTAAACACAAATTATATGGCTGAGAGAACAGCCTGACCAAACCCAGAAAGGAACTGAATATGAAGATTGACGTTTCCACCATTGAAGGATTCGACACGATGACCGCAGAGCAGAAGCTTGAAGCTCTCATGGAGCTTGAAGTCCCTGACAAAGTGGACACGAGCAAGATGGTGAGCAAGGAACTTTTCGACCGCAAGGCATCGGAACTTGCCGAAGCCAACAAGAAGTTGAAAAGCAAAATGACCGAAGACGAGCAAAAACAAGCTGAAATCGCAGAAGCGGCAGAAGCGGCGGCAAAGGAAAAGGAAGCGCTGCTTGCAAGAGTAGCGGAGCTGGAAAAGAACAACACTCTCAGGGAGTACACGCTTGGTTTTTCCAACCTTGGCTTTGATGAAAAGCTTGCTGCTGAAACTGCAAATCTGTTTGAGGAAAAGGATAGCGTCAAGTTCTTCGCCAACATGAAGAAGTTCCTTGAAAACTATGAAAAAGCCATTGAAAAG